CACCTTGGTCAACTCCTTCGACACCCGGCATCCCTTCGGTGGCATCAACAAATCGTGATTCACTTAATTTTTGATTATATAACTCCCACATTGTTGCTGTTAATGCGTTATTGTTTGTAACCGCATACGCAATATCAGCCGCTAACCGTGCCGCTATTGTTTCAATTAATAACATATCATATTCGTTTGGATCGGTAATACGACCAATATATTTTATTTTCATTGTAGAATTATCGGAAGCTATTGTTCTTCCTTCTACTTTATAATCTGTATCTAAATCTTCTACTCGTAAAACACGCAAACAATAAGGATCTGTTGGTAAATTAAAAGCATAAGTATATTGCCAAGCAGGTGCTGTGCTGTTTTGTGCTAATGAAGTTCTTTTTACTAAGCAGTTCCAAGGATGCGCTCTAAAGACAGCATCGCGAACAAACTCATAGCGTTGGTTACAGATACGGGCAGCAACACTATCTTCTGTTAAAGAATTAATGTTAGATGCGCCTAAATTATTTAATGCGCTATTTGCTATATCAACGTCTGAAGCCATGATTTTTTCCTAAGTAAAAGGGAGAGCAGCATAACGCTTGCTCTCCCAATTATTGTTAATCGACAACATAAAACATAGTTACCTCTATAGTTCCAGTACCAGCTGCGCCTGCTAATGTCGCGGTTACGGTGTAACCATCTTCATCGGCATCGATTTCTGTTCCAGAACCTAAAGCTAACGTATTGCAAATATCAACCTTCTGTGCAGAAGTTGATGCTGCAGCTGCTTTAAATTCGTCTGCGTCTAATGCTACTGTAGTCCCGTCTGCATTTTTATATGCAGCATGACCTACGGACAAAGTTGTAGATGAACCTAATGCGTCATGGGCTAAGTACCCATGTATTATTCTCGCTCCATCTGGCAAAATAAACATTTCGATTATTTCATCAGCTGAAAGAGAGGAGGCCTCATACTGCCCCCAAGCGACACGCAAACGGCCGCCTAACTCATTAGCTTTGTTCATCACAGCAGGATTAGCTCTAGTATTAGTTCGTTGAGTTGAATAAACTGTACCCATTTTCTAATCCTCCCTTACTCGTTACAAGCTATTTGCACAACTTTTTCTTCTTCCATGCGGGTTGCCCCAATAGACATGCAATAGTAAACTTGTGTGCTGTAGCTTTTGTCCGCACGTTCCGTAATTTGCGCAGAAACATCTTTACCAAGTCCTAATTTAAGACCATCTTCAGCCCAAGCAAGACAAAGGCGAGAAGTGCCATCGTCTGTTAGGCGAGTAGTAGTAATAAATTTGAACCCACAAAATGTGTCTATATCACCTTGAACAAGTGCTTTTACAGTATTGTAATCAGCAGAAGTTACTGTTGTAATATTTAACAGATCTTCAATTTGTTCAGGTGATACCGCAATATATCTCGGAATAGACGGATCGATTGTATTAGCGTCAAGAATTTTCTTAGCGCTAACTAATTTGGCAACTGTCAAACCACCAGAACCGTGAGCAATCTTTTGCCCGGACGGTAGAGCGGTTGATGTTGAACCAGTTGAGCCAGTATAAGCTGTGCCATTGGCGGCTGCGATGATTGTATCATCCATTTGCCTACCCATAGCGGCCGCTGCTGCTCTAGCGTAAGTTGAAGTCGGGTCTGCTAACATTCTTACTTTGTCCTGATCGTCAATAAGATCAGCCCATTCGTAATCTGCTAATGTAACCATTCTTCGGCTATGCGGTGTATCCATTACATTTTTTTCAAAAAAGTCGCTAACTTTTTCCGCTTTCGCTGCTTACAGTCGCCTGCAAGATAAGACTATGTCATCATCCTTTCGGATGCCTAGCGCTTCGGAACCGCTTGGTTCCTACTCCATTTCTGGATAGTCGTTGCACCTTCCCTTACGGGCTTGGCTCAAGATTGTCTCAATGAGAGTTCCCTTGAGTTCACTAGGTTATTCGAAATAAGTTTCCTTATTAAGCCACTAATATTAATGGTGTGTCCGCATGGCGTGAAGTACGCTGTGCCGCAGCTGCTTTGCCAACCTGGTCGAAAAATGCCTTCTCTCCAACAACAGATTCACTATCCACGGAACCACGCAAAAGGGAACCCATTTGCTGTGATAACAGTTGGATATTGGAACTGAACTGTTGAACGAAAGCTGTTGTTACTTGTGTTGACATAACACCTCCGTAATTATAGTTAAAAAAAAACAAGTGCTATCTTGCCAAGCAAGACACTTTAACATGAAGTATGCTACCTCCAACTTAACGCTGTTGGCTCGTTAGGGGCTTACGCTTATCCTACTCCTCGACTTCTGGATGTAAATATTCCATCAATCGTGAAACTTCTGCGACAACGGCTTCATGGTCAGGATGCTTATTGTTCCAGTACGGGCCTTTGTCGCCTGGATCTCCTCGCAGTTTCGCTATTTCTTTTCCTGCATCTTCTGGTGTAAGAGATGGCGTTTGTTTAGCGCCAATAATCTTATCTTCTCCTACTTTAGAATTTATATAATTACCAATGTTAGCCATAGTTTTTATAAACTCTGGAGAATTACCCAATGCAATGCCGTCTTTTGTCATAATTTCTGCAAAACCTTCCGGGGCAAATTGGTCTAGTATGCCTTTAGCTTCGTTTAATTTGTCATCAAACGCCTTACCCCATTCTTTTTTAAGGGTAACTTCGGTTTCGCTTTTTTGTATTTCTATATCTTGTTCACTTAATTCTTGATTTGCAGGAGCCATTTCGCCCGTTTTTGCTATGTACGCTTCAAATATCTTTTGTGCCTGGCGGTTATTTAATCCTGCATCGTGTGCTAAACCTTGGTACCAACTTTTAATGTCGCCATCAATAGCTTCTGTTCCTTCAGGATTTTTTAAATCATATCCTTCTGCTGCTTCTGGCCGACCGAGTTTAGTATATACACCGTTCCAATCATCATCATTCGCCCAGTTACCAGGAATAGCTATTTTCTCGGCACCGACCATAGATTGTGCATGAATGGCTGTTTTGGCTAATGTTTCTACATTATCCATATTGTGTATTAAACTGTTATTTTTTATATCGTCTGGGAGACTTGCTTTCCAATCAGACGGTGCTTCCCCAGTTTCTACTACTGGAGCATCCGCTACCTGTTCTTCTGCCATGTTTTTTTATCCTTCCGCTATTGTTTGTTGGTTAAGTTTTTCTTCTTTTAATAAATGCAGTACATATAGCACTACGCTTCTTTGCCCCTCATGGACAAAACTCAAATCCCGGTTGTTATCTACAAATGTCATTGTTTCTATATGGAACCGTTCTTTTAAATCTTCCAAAACCTGTTTGCCGTCATCGGTAGCAAACAACCGCTTATAGGCTTCTATGCGATCTTTTTCGGTTTTAAACATATTAAATCCAATCTATGGTAGGCAAACCATCATAATTTACATCATAAATAAACCAACCAAACGCCATTAAACCGCCAGCTAATTTTTGTGTAGATTCTTTTTTAAATGGAACACGCCTACTAAAAATTAAAACTTTTTCTAATTTTTTTTGATTAAATATAACTTCTCGTCTTTTGATGCCTTCTAAATAAGAAATTTTAGAAAGCATAACAACTTTTTTTCTAGCTAATGTAAAAGCGTGTGTTGTAAATTCTGTTGCTAAATTAAATGGTGGATTGGTAACTATGTTATCTACTTTGTCATAAGACAATAAAAAATCAATATTAGTTTCGCCATATCCTCTGTCTATTAAATCTGTGCTTTTTACTGTATAACCATTATCAATCATAACTTTAGACATTGCACCATTACCGCAAGCACATTCCCAAATATCACCTTCAAACTTTTGTCTGTCTAATAACGCTTGTGTTGCATTTTCAGGTGTAGGGTAAAAGTCATCTTTTTCTCGGTTATCATTAGCATTATGACCAACATACGCTAATGCACTCGATTTTTTCATTATTGTTGTAACGCCTTAACCATAGGAGCGGCATCGCCCATAGCTTGTGCTTGGTTAGCAATCTGCTGTTGTTCTGCCATCTCTGCTTCTTGATCCGCTTTTTGTTGGCGTTCTTGGACAACTTGCTCATCCGACTTTACAACTGTTGCAGGAACACCTAACACTCTAATAATATGTTTCGCTAATCCATCCATATCAACATAATCAAATACGCCCGGATTAACTTGCGATAACGGAGCCAGACT